GTGGATTGATCGGAACTGTAGGTGGAGCTTTCTTAGGTGGACCATTAGGTATTGGAGCCATGCAAGGTGCTCAACTCGGTGGTAAAGTAGGAAGTTACTTCTAAGTTTGCTACCTATAAAATATTAATCAAAGGAGTTAATTAAAAACAAATGGCAATACCTTTAGTACCTTTAGCATTATTAGGTGGGGCTGGCTTACTCTCAAACCAAATGAGAAAGGCTGGTCAGAGAAGAGAAATTGATGAAATAGTAAAGAATTCACTAAAAGATAGACTAGGAGATCCTACCGGTGGCTTTGGTTATCAGACAGGTTTTGGTCCAGGTATGCTATTACCTACTAGTGGTTATCAATCTATACTTCAGTATCAGAATCAAATGGGTAATCAGCAAAGAGAAAATATGATTAAGAACTTGTTAGCAATAGAACCAATAACAGATAGAGCAAAAGCAAGAGACTTCGAGCGTAACATGGCAGCTGCTAGATTCCGTACTCAACTTGGTACACAGCAGGGACTAACATTACAAGGTCAGATGGGTGCTCAAGCATTAGCACAAAAAGGAATGACAGGAGCAACTCAAGCATTAGCTTCTAATTATCAGTATCAGTAAATCCAATGTCTAAAGGACAGACTTTTCTACAGAAGTATATACAAAGACCTCTTGCAGGTCTTGTAGATGGAATAACTCTTGGAGCTACTGATCTTGATAAATTAGGTAGAAACAAAGACCAGACATCTGGACTTAGTGCTGGTTTTAGAAGAGGAATTGCAGGTTTTGGGGATATTTTAACTCAAAATAGATATGACTTTGATCAGAAAGGATCGAATGCTAAAATTGCAGCGGATCAAGTAAAAGAGTTTGAGCAAGAGTTAGGAGATCCTCTTAACAGAGGTCAATATAATAGAGACTTTAGAAATATGATGTTAACTAATACCATATTGAGAGACTATGAGTTGGGTAGAGAAGCAAAGAGAAATATGGCAGCAGCTAAACAATATTTCGAAATGGCAGGTGCAGCTCAAGAAACAGCTGCAAGAAGAAGATTAATGGAAGATCAGTTCTCACCTACTAAGATATCTCAGCAGAGATTAAGAGCACAACAGGGAGAAGCTGCTTTAATGAATGCCATAGCTAATCAAGCTTCAGCTGGTGCTCAGATAGGAAGTCTTGGTACTGGCAGAAGATTTGGGAAATAAGATTTCTTGCACTAAAATTAAATTAAGACTTTAATCATTTGTTGATATGGGAGGAAGACCACCAGCACCGAGAGTTGAATATATACCTGCTCCACCACCACCTACTACGGTGTCTACACCAACGCAGTCTCTTAAAACTCAAGTAGAGTTAGCAAGAGTATCTGGTGAGCAGAATAGATTAAATATGGAAACTGGTGCAAACTTAGATCGTATCAATGAAGAGTTTTATACTGGTCAGGATCTAAGAAGATACAGAGCCAGAGGTGCTGAAGAGCGTTCACTTGCTCAGACCAGAGGTGCGGAAGAAAGAGCAACTCTAGGAACTAGAGGTGCTGAAGAAAGACGTACCATAGGAACCAGAGGTGCAGAAGAGAGACTTACTGTTGGAGCTAGAGGTCAACAGGAAAGACTTACCACTGCAGAAAGAGGTGCTCAGGAAAGAGCAACCACTAGAACCAGAGGTCAGGAGGAACGAGCTACAGTTGGAGCTAGAGGTGCACAAACAAGACAGACTCAGGCACAGCTACTTGCTGGTCAGGAAAGACAGATCGGACTCAGGGGAACTGAAGAACGAGCTACTACAAGAACTAGGGGTGCTGAAACAAGACAGACTCAAGCACAACTATTATCTGGACAAGAAAGACAGATTGGTCTTAGAGGACAGGAGGAACGAGCAACCACCAGAACCAGAGGTCAAGAAACAAGACAGACTCAATCACAGTTACTCGCTGGACAAGAGCGTCAGATTGGTCTTAGAGGACAGGAGGAACGAGCAACAACAAGAACTAGAGGCCAGGAACAGAGAGCTGGTATTCGTGAATCTGGTTCAGAAACTAGAATGACTGCCTTGCAACAGGAAGCATTTAGACGCTATAAAGAGAATAGAGATTTCCAACAGTCACGACAAGCATACCGAGCATAACCGAATGGTTAGATACTTTATCTGATAAAGAAAAAGAAACATATCTAGCTTTTTGCAAACAAACCAGTTCACCGATACAGATGTATCTTTATGCCCGTTTTTTAGGGTATAAAGGTTCTATAACTGATTGTGATCTTTGGGCTAAAGAAGAATTTAAAAAAAGAAACTTTAATGTGATACTTGAGATAGAAATAGATTCTATGCAGGTAGATATATCAAAGTTGAGAGAAGCAATAGATCTTGGAGTGGTAAAACAAGATATGGGTGCTGCTCGTATCGCCATGCTTCAGAAAGAGTTGAGAGCAAATATAAAACAACTCTCAGATGAAAAACATCTTACAGATAGACAAGGATTAATCTTAGCTGGTGCCGATAGAGCATTAAGAGAAATACTTTTAATTTTTAGAGATGATCCTATAGAAGGTCCATTACAGGAAGCATCAATGGGTGTATGGACTAAAATTCTCCAGGAAGAATCATAAGTCTTAACAGGTTAGTCTTAGTACATGGCTGGAACAAGTATCTATTCTGTTTATCGTAGAACTGCCCGTGCAGCTGCTAAACAACAAGTTGTAAAGAAAACATCTTCAGTTGATGTTGATAAAGCTCGATCAGACTTTGCATATTTCTGTGATGTTGTAGGAGATAAACCTCCTGCAGAACATATGAAGTTATGGCATGAACATCTATATACACATGAAGATAGTGAATGTTTAATTAATATTGCTGGACCAAATGTAGACATCCTTGCCCCAAGAGGATCTGCTAAATCTACAGTGTTAGGTTTATTTACAGCATGGGCTATTGGTGTACATGCACTCAATCGTAAACCATTAAAGATTTTATATATTTCATATACTGTTGACGTTGCCAGACCAAAGAGTGCAGCAATAAAAAGAATTATTGAAGATAGTAAAATATACAGAGAAATATTTCCTATGGTAAAAATTGCCAAAGGAATTAACTCTAATGAGTATTGGAGTATTGATTGGAAATTTGCAGGTATAAGATCAACTGGTGAAGAAGAATTTAGTTTATGTTGTGCAGGATTGAAAGGTGCTGTTACATCAAAGCGTTCTCATTTATGTATCATTGATGATGCTATAAAATCAGCTGATGATATTAAGAACAGAGATATTCGTGTAGCTATGGAAGATAACTGGAACTCAGTTATTGTTCCAACTATGTTTGAAGGTGGTAGAGCCATATGTCTTGGTACAAGATTTAGACATGATGATATACATCAAACTACTTTTACTCCTGATAATGATTGGATACAGATAATTCAATCAGCAGTAACTGTTGATGAACATGGTGATGAAAAATCATACTGGCCAGAGATGTGGTCACTTGATTACTTGAATGATCGTAGAAGACAATCACCAATAAGTTTTAGTTTTCAATACCAGAATCAAATCGTGAGAACTAGTGATATGTCTGTCTCTCCTGATCTGATTATCAAGGGTCAGATACCAACACAGTTTGATTGCTTGGGTGTTGGTGTTGATTTATCTGCAGGTGTTAGAGAAAGAAATGACTATACAGTATTTGTTATGGGTGGCAGAGTAGGAGATAAGATTTACATTATTGACTGTAAACGATTAAGAATAATGGGTAATGTAGAAAAGCTGGAAGCCATAATGGAGATGATGATGGAATGGGGAATAGTTCATAAAGATCAGGATAAATACTTCCCAACTGGTAGCACTGTAGACATATGGTCTGAAGCTGTTGCTTATCAGGCATCATTAGAAGCAGACTTTAAACGTATTTGTTTAGAAGAACAGGGACTTTATAATTTACTCTGGCATCCTGTAAAAGGATTCAGAGGAGATAAAGTTGCTAGGTTCAGGGGAATTATGGGCTTATTTGAGCAACATAAGATATTATTTAATAAATATCGCAAATTCCAGGCACTAAACGATGAAATTGTAAATTTCGGAGTTAGTTCCCACGATGATTGTGTTGATGCTCTGGTCTGGTTGTGTAATGGATTAATGTCCAGAGGAAAACTAGAGTTAGAGTATTGACGAATTAGACTATTAAGAGTATCTAACATGGTAGCCAATTTTTTCTATAAAGGTATTGAACTAGAGCAAGACGCTTATGGTTCTG